AGGACCACATCCTGTACCGCTATTGGGTGCGGCAGATGGAGGAGATGGACCGGCAGGAGGCGCCCTTCTATACCACCGCCCGCGCCCGGTTCCGCGAGGACGCGGCGTCCGTGGCGCGGCTGTTCGCCCGGGCGACCCGGGCGGACGACCCCGTGCTGGACGCCATCGAGCGGCAGATCCGGGAAAACTACGCCCGGGGCGGGGAATACTACGCCGCGTGGCGGGCCGCGTATCTGGAGCTGATCGAGCGCATGTACCTCTTCGGCGCGCAGGAGGTCATCGGCGCGGGCTATAGCTTCGGGCTCAAGCCGCCCAGCGTGCTACAGGCCATCGCCAACCGGGCCGACCGGCTGGCCGAGCTGATCGGGGAGACCACGGCCAAGCAGGTCACCGCGGCGATCCGGTCGGCGGAGCTGGCCGAGCTGAGCGTGGCCGAGACGGCGCGGCTGATTCAGGCCAGCGTCTACGGCGAGCAGATGACGGACGTGCGGGCCACGCGGATCGCCAAGACCGAGGTGGCGGGCGCGCAGTCACAGGGCTCGTGGGACCAAGCCAAAGCCGAAGGCGACCTGTTCCGGGCCAAGCAGTGGCTGGCGTTCGAGGACCGCAAGACCCGCCCGACGCACGCCGCCGCGGGCGCCCAGCCGCCCATCGGCATCGACGACCCGTTCGGCAATGGCCTGCTGTACCCGCTGGACCCACGCGGCCCCGCGGGCGAGGTCATCAACTGCCGCTGCACCCTAGTCTACTACACCGAGACCCCCGAGGAGGCGCAGGGCGTCCTATGACCATCGACACCGTGACGCTGTACCGCCGCGAGGTGGCGCTCGAAGCCCGCCAAGAAGGGCTGCCCGAAGGGATCGCGGGCCGCATCACCGGCGTGGCGCTGACCTACGAGCAGGTCGACACCTACGGCACCGTGTTCGCTCGGGGCTGCGCCAAGCGCACCATTGACACCAAGGTCAAGGCCCGCCGCGTCCCCTTCCTGATGGACCACGAGCGCGAGGTGGACGCCCACGTCGGCGTGGTGGCCAGCCTGACGGACACCGGCGACGGGTTGGTCATGGTGGCCGACCTGTTCGACACCGAGGCGGGGCGCGAGGCGCGGGACTACGTGAAGGCCGTCATGGCCGCGGGCGCCGTCACCGGGCTGTCGATTGGGTTCGTCCCCAAGCGGACCGAGATGGCCGTGGTGGACGGCAAGCCCGTCGAGCGGTTCCTTGAAATCGAGCTGCGCGAGGTCAGCCTGACCCCGATGCCCAGCGTCCCCGGCACCGACGTGCTGGGGGCACGCAGCGACAAGAGCACCCCGGATGTTCCCGAGCAGCCCCGCGATTCCGTGCGCACGGACCGTGACCTGCTCATGCTAGCCGCCCGCACGGCGCTCGACGCCCTGAGCGTCACCGACCGGCAGGCGGTGCTGGATGCCTACGCTTCCCCGTACCTGGACGATGCGGCCCCGGGCACGCGCACGGATTGCTGCGCCCCGCCCACGCCCGCGCCAGTCCGCGAGGATGCCGCGGTCACGATGGCCGACCGGCTCGCAGCCGTGCGGCAGACCTATTCCGTATAGACCCGAGGAGACGATGCAGAACACGCTGGTGACCAAGAACCGCGCCGCGAACGAGCTGCGCGCCCAGGCGCAGAAGCTGCGCGCCGAGCTGATGGACCCCGCGCTCACGTTGAGTGCGGACGAGGTGAAGGCGCGCACGGACGGGATCGTGGCGCTGGAGATGCGGGCGCAGGCCGCGGCCGAGTTCACGCCCGACGCCGAGATTGACCGGCAGGGCGGGGCCGAGGGGCTGACCCGCGTGGACGTGGGCGGCGAGGCCGAGCGGACCGAGTTCCGCGGCATGAAGGACGCCATGGAGGACGTCAAGAAGGTGCTGGTGAACCACTTCCCGACGCTTGGCGCCTACCTGCGCGCCGCGGCCAAGGGGACCAAGAACGCCCGCGAGATCGAGGGGCTGCGCCGCGTGGCCGAGATGACCCGCACGATCACCGGCTCCACGTCGGGCGGCGAGTACCTGCTGCCGCTGACGCAGGTGCCCGAGATCTTCTCGGTGTCCAACGCCCAGCCGGGCATCTTCCAGTACGCCCGCCGGTACAACGTCCCGGGCCGGTCGCTGCGCATCCCGTACCTGATCCAGGACGAGGGCACGACCACCCTGAACCGCCCGATGGCGGGTAAGATCGCCAACGTCACGATCGTCGGCGAGGGCGGGACCAAGCCGGAGCGCGACCCGGTGTTTGGCCAGCGGCTGCTAGAGATCTACAAGTACGCCGCCATCACGGAGTTCGGCGACGAAATCCTCGGTGACGACTTCACGGGCGAGCTGCCCAGCGAGGTCACCACGGCGGTCGGCGGGCAGATCATCAACAAGCTGAACGAAGACCTGACCATCGACGGCACGGGCTCGTCCCAGCCGCTCGGCGCGCTCAACAGCAACAACGGCGCGCTTATCTCGGTCAACCGCACCACGTCGAACCAGTTCGTCGCGGCGGACGCCTTCGCCATGTACGAGCGCCACACCATCGGCCCCAACTCGGTGTGGATGATCTCCCGCCGGGTGCTGGCGCAGCTCTTCGCGATGCAGACCACGAACAACACGATGGTCACCTGGATCGCGAACCTGCGGGACCGTCCCACCATGCTGCTGCTCGGGCTGCCGGTCATCGTCACCGACCTGCTCAACTCGCTCGGCACCAAGGGGGACGTGGCGCTGGTCAACGGCGACTTCTACGCCATGGGGCTGCGGCAGGCCCTGACGGTGGAGAGCTCGATCCACGTCAAGTTCGTGCAGGACATCACTACGTACCGGTTCCTGGCGCGTGGTGGCGGCATCCCGATCCCCACGTCCACCTACGCCTACAAGACGGTGGCGGGCGTGAAGGTCGATCCGCACAGCCCGTTTGTCGTGCTGGATGTCCCCGCCAGCTCGTAAGGCGGCAAGCAGGAAGGCCAAGGCCACCGGGGCGCTCCCCCCGGTGGCCGAGGCCGTAGTGCCCCCGACGCCCGCGCCCGCCGCGGCCAAGGTCATGGCGATCCAGCCCTGCATCATTGGTGGCGTGCGGCGTGCGGCGCGGGAGGTGTTCGAGGTGCCCGCCGACCGGGTGGGCGATCTGGTGCAGTGGGGGCTGGTGCTGTCGCATCCGATGGCGTGGGTCATGGCGGCCAGCCTACGGGCCGCGTTCGAGGAAGCCGCCACACAGATGACGCCGGGGCTGTCCACGAACGCGCTGGTGGTGGACGAGGACGGGATAGCTCGGCTGTGGGGCGGCGCGGGGCGGATCTTGTCTCCCCCGGAGGTGCCCGAGCACTATGCCGCGGCGGACCCGACCCCGGACGCGCTGCGGGTGCTCCAGATCACCGAGTACGATCCGGGTAGCTCGGTCTACCGCTACCATTCCGCGGCCAACACGGCCCCGGGCGTGCTGTCGGCGCTGGTGCGCTACGACTATACCAACCCGCACTGCCACTGGCGGCAGTGGGACGGGGACGCCCACCGCGTGACGGTGGACGTGCTGGCCGCGACGGCAGACGTGATTCACTGCCACATGGACTACCGCGGCCTGTTCCAAAAGCTGCGGGTAGCCCCGACCGAGCGGCAGCGGGTGGCGGTGACCTACCACGGGAGTCTGCCCCCGGGCGACCCGCGGGTGACCTACCGCGATCGGGACACGGACGAGAAGCTGGGCAGCGTGACGTTCGGGGCGCGGCCCTACCACCACCGGCACGGGGTAGAGCATTGGCTGCCGATCCCGATGCCGGTCAGCAATTACCAGGCGCTGCGGGCGAGCGTGACGCGCTACCCGCCGCCGTGGAATGGCGGGCGCCTGCGCGTGGCGCACAGTCCGACCCGGCGCGAGATCAAGGGCACGTCGGACTTCTTGGCCGTCATGGGCTATCTCAAGGACTACGGCCTGCCCGTGGAGCCGGTGCTGATCGAGGACATGAGCCACGGCGAGGCGCTGGCGCTCAAGGCCACGTGCCACGTGGTGTTCGACTCTTTCTGGCTCGGCATGCAGGGCAGCGGGCTGGAGGGCGCGGCGATGGGGCTGCCGGTCATCGCGGGGGATCATGGCGCGGTCGACGACCTGGCGAAGCTGGGCATCCCGTGCCCGTGGACGTTTGCCGACAGCCGCGAGGAGCTGCGCGAGGCGGTGCGGCGGCTGTGCGTTGACAGTGGCCACTACGCCGCCGAGGCGCGCCGCGTATACGATTACACCGTGGCCTATCACGACTACCCGGTCGTCGGGGCCAAGTACGCCACCATCCTGCGCGAGGCCGTCCGTGGCGCTGCCGACTAGCACCGACCTCAAGACGTACCTGCGGATCGAGACCAACGCGGAGAACGCGCTGCTGGCCGCGCTGGTGGCGCGGGCGCAGGCGATGGTGGAGGGGTGGATCGACTGCCCCATTACCGCCGAGAGCCAGACCGCGGTAGACCGGGCCGAGTCGCTGGACGAGCCGGTCACCAGCCTGATCTTCCCGCGGCGCCCGATCGCGTCGGTCAGCATCACCGACAGCGAGGGCGCGACGGTGGACCCGACCACGTATACCGTATACGGGGCGTCGGGGATGGTTTACGCTAAGCCGCTCACTAGTTTCTATAACGGGCCGTATACGATAACCGCGAGCTGCGGCCTGTCCCTGCGGTCGGACTATGCGCGCATCGAGCCGCTGCTGGCCGAGATGATTCTGGACCTTGCCGCCGACCTGTACCAGCGCCGCACCCCGGGCGCGGCCAGCGAGAAGGCGGGCGACACCACGATAAGCTGGGACGCGAGCCGCGAGACGGTGGCGCGGGTGGTCAAGAGCCTGCGGCTGTTCCGGCTGGGGGTGGCTCAGTGACCATGGTGGCTGGGCGGCTGGACCAGCGGGTGAGCCTGTGGGCACGCGAGGACGCGGGCGCGGACGGGTTCATGCGCCCGGTCTACGCCTACCAAGGCACCTATTGGGGCCGCATCGACGCCACCAGCGACGGGCAGAACGTGGGCACCGACCCGCAGATGCACATTTCCTACCGCACCACGGCGCGGGCCACGGTGGCCGACTATGTGCCGGTGCCGCTGGCGGGTCTCGTGCGGCTGGAGGGGGACGAGACCGTCTATTGGGTGCGGGGCGTGGTGCCGCAGCGCCAGCTCCGGTCGCAGCGGCTCGACCTGGAGGCGGTGACCCCGACCGAGGCGGTGGAGTTCGCGGGCT